TAAAAAGCATCCCCCATTTAATAAATGAAAAATCTAAAATAATGGTTGATAAATTTAACGAGAAAAACTCTCCTATAAGACGTAAAAATTGCTCTCCAAAAATGAATAATACAGAAACTGCAAAAATCATTAAAATTGCAGCCATCGCAATTACAATCGCAAAAAATCTTTCAAAAATAAAATTCCTTCGAACAGGAGCACCATATAAAACATTCAATGCTCTTTGCAAACTACTAAACATTTGAGAAGCTGGCCAAAATAAAATTAAAAGACCCACTGAAAGGGCTCCTCCATTAAAATTGCCAAGGTAATTCCTTAAAATCGGAATCAACACTTCATTAATATCCGCAGGAAAAATAGTTCTCATCGTTTTAAAAATAACATCAACAGGGATTGGTAAAAGTGGGATGATATTGGCAATCAACATAATAATCGGAATAATGGATAGCAAAATATAAACAATCTAAAACTAGCAATAACTATGGCAATAAAATATCAGAAAGCAAAGATACTAGCCATTTAAAAGTTGATGATAATTATTTAGAACAAATGAAAGAGAGGTACGGATTATAATGACTAATCAAGAATTTAATGCAGCATTTCAACCATTTTTAGATTATTTTCCAATTAGGGAAATGTCAAAAGAAAAAATAAATATATACTATCTAGCATTATCAAATTTAACAGTGGAACAGTTAAACAGTGCTTTTATTTCTATGGTTAGAAATAGAGTATATAAAAATTTTCCACAAGTTGCAGAAATAATTCAGTATGCAACACACACAACAGAAAATGAGTTAGATGACAGAATAGTTCTAGCTAAACAAATGCTAAAAAATACTATTGTCAGATATGGAAGCTATGGCAGTGTTGAGTTTACAGATAAAGGAATACACGCAGTTATAGATGCCTTAGATGGTTGGCAAAATCTATGCTCAATGTCTTCTGATGAATTAGAAAAATTTTTAACTTTTGAATTTCCTAAAATTTATAAAGCATACACTAGGAATAATTATCCAGTAACACAATATTATATTGGAGTTCACGACGCAGTAAATAGTGAATTTAATGTCAATATAATAGGCTACACCAATATGGGGAAAGGATTAAATGAAGCATATATTAATAACAAAAATAATAAAAGACATATCGAACAACAACAAACAGAAATTAAAAAATTAAGTGAAATAATAGAAAAAAATACAGAAAATTAAAAATATAGGAGTGTATGATGAGAAAATTAAAAAAATATAGGAAGCAAAATAAAGAATTGAAAAATAAGATTGAAATATTAGAATCAAAATTAAAAACAAACAGATTTTCTTATAATGTGCATTTTTACACATTATTAACATTATCAATTTTAGTGATTATACTAAGTTTTTTAAAATAATAAAATAGGAGGAACAGATGGTAATTAAAAAAATAGAAACAAGGGATTATTTGAGAAAGCTTATAACAAGGGCTAACAAAGAAGCAGGAGTAAAATTTAATTCTTCTAAACTTAATAGCAAGGAGGAATGTGAGGAATATCTTTTAAACTTAATTAAAAATCTAAGACATAAGAAGCAAGACAATAAGGCTTTTATTAAAGAGATAGACAGTTTAAAAGAAGAAATTGAAATTTTAAAAAAGGATAATAATAATCTAACTGCTAAGAGTAGAAATAGAGACTTTTTATTTAAATTAGCTAATGAAGCTACTGGGGACTATTTCGATGAAAGATTAAAGCATCATACTACAAAAAAGAAAGTAAAAGAATGTAAGAAAATAATTTATAGTTTACTTACAATTAGCATTATAGAAACTATTTCAATAGCTATATTAGCTTGGAAGTGATGAGATGAAGCAAAGATTTGAGATACCATATAAGCCAGATAGTATGAACACACACTGGCGAAGGGGCAACAATGTAACTTATCTCAGCAAGAAAGGGAGAGAGTTCAGGGATAATGTACAACAGTTTATAAAATTACAAAAATATAAAACTTTTAAAAATAAAGTTAGCGTAAAAATAGAGCTATGTTTCAAGAGCAAAAGAGAAAGAGATTTAGATAACTATTTTAAAGCTATATTAGACAGTTTTAACGGCTTTCTGTATGAAGACGATAAATTAATCTATGAACTAAGTTCAAGCAAGAAATTAGGATGTGATAGAGATTATTTTATAATAGAAGTTGAGGAGATTTCAGAACAAGGAGTTAAGTAGTGAATAGAGAAGAAATATGTAAAATCATAGATGATAAACTAGACAATAAGATAAAAGATTTAAAAAATATAAATCCTCCATATAGAAAAGTTGAAGTTATTTTGAAGAACTATAAAAACTTTCAAAAAATGTTAGATTCTTTAAAAAATCAATTAAATAATATAGAGATAGTAAAAAGAATAAATATTGATTTCACTAAACCAGCTGGATATGTTGACTATAAACCTGACATAGAAAAGAAGGAGGATATCAAAGATAGGATCAATGAAGAAATATTGATATATGAAAATAGAATTTTAAAGACTGAAAATGCTTTAGATTTTATAAAAAAAGATAAATACTATAAAATAATAGAACTAAAATATTTTGAAAATTATTCTATTGAAGAAATTTGTGAAGAATTAAATATAAGTGAAAAAACATTTAGAACTCATAGAAATAGGTTAATTGATAGTTTATCCTTATATTTATTTCCTAAAGAAATTTTAGAAGATTTTTAAAATTTTACCGTTTTTCTCCCTGTTCATTCCATTTTACATGTGATATACTATGTATAATGAAAAGTCTAGGAAAATAAAACTAGGCTTTTTATATTTCTGAATAAGGTGTACAATTAAAATAAGAAAATTTATAAAAGGAGTGAATATATGGATTTATTGCAAGGATTTGTTTCACCTGTTCTTATTTCAAGTATTATAGGTTACTTAGTGTATCGTTTTAATAAAAAAAAGTTATATACTGATTTTATTACTCGTGAAAGAATGAAATGGTTGGAAAATATAAGGAATGATTTTTCTAATCTTTATGCTTCAATTAATACAATTTATTCTAAGGATGATATTTCATTTGAATCTTGTATTAATGTATACTTATATTTATCAAAAATGCAATTATATTTTAATCCAAATACAACTGATGAATTAGAAAAAGATATAGTTGATAATCTAAATAAAATTGATAAAGAATTCAGAGGAATTGCAAATATGTATAAAGTAGCTAGAAAAGGGAGAGGAATAAGTGATCAAGAAGCAGCTAATGTATTTTTTACAGCCGAAAAAACAATAAGAGAGCTTTTTATTATACATGACAATTTAAGAAAAATCTTAAAAAAAGAGTGGGATAATATTAAAAAAGAAGTTAAAACAGTAACTGAATAAAAAAAATTAAGTAATTAAGAGAACTCAAAAAGTTCTCTTTTTTTATTTCAAGAGGTTAATTATGTTAATGAAGATATGTGGTAAGTGTGGAAAGAAAATAGAAATAAATAAAGTATGTAGCTGCACAAAGGAAAGGCATAAGATATATGATAGAGAGTTCAGGAATAAAGACAATGCAGAGTTCTATCATAGTAAAGCTTGGAAGAGGATGACTGCACTATGTAAGTTAAAAGCCAATGGTTTAGATTTATATGAACTGGTTATAAATAATAACATAGTTAAAGGTACTCTCTCACATCATATAGATGAGTTAGAAGAGGATAGAAGTAAAGCATTAGATATTAACAACCTAATATGGATAAGTGATAAAACACATGCCTATATCCATTCAGAATATAATAAAAATTTAGAGAGTAAAAATAAAATGAAGAAAGTTTTATTTAATATTGTAAAAAATTATTATAAGTAGGGGGGAGTCAAAAAAAGTTTTTGGTCTTTGGCTTTGATACCGCTTCCCCTCTTTTTTCTGGAGAAAATGCCAGAAATGAAATTTTCAGTTTATGGAGGTGAAAAAATATGGCAGGAAGAAGTAGAAAAATTATTGATATAAGTTCAGGAAAAATTGGAAAAGAAAAAATAAAAGCTAGACAAGAACAAGAGAAAAAATTGAAAATAGATAGAGATAATTTAATTGCTCCTGGTTGGTTATCTAAAGCTGCAAAAGAAGAATTTGACAGAATTGTTTTTGAAGCAGGAAAAGTAAATATTTTAGATAATTTAGATTTAGAAATATTAGCCATCTACTGTAACTCTTATGATAGCTATGTAAATGTTAGTAAGAAATTACAAAAAGAAGGTCCTGTTTGTTATAAAGAAACTGCCAATGGAGAAATTGAAATTATAAATCCTCTAATAAATGTCCAGGAAAAATATGTAAAACAAATAATGCAATGCTCAACAAAATTAGGACTTGCAACTACAGATAGATTAAAATTAGTTGTACCAATTAGAGAAGAACCTGCTGAAAATAAATTTATAACTTTGTTAAAAACAAGAAAGCAAGGCTAATATGATAAAAGATAGGACAACAGCCTATGCAAAATTAGTTGTAAGTGGTAAAAAAATAGCAGGCAGAAAGGAGTATTTAGCATGTAAAAGACATTTAGATGATTTAAAAAATAAGAAATTAGAGTATAAATTTGATGTTGAAGAGGCAGAATTTGCTATAAATTTTGCAAATACTTTAACATTAAAAGATGGAACTAATTTAAAAACAAGAGGTTTTCAAGAATTTGTAATAGGTTCATTACACGGATGGAAGAAAAAAAGAACAAAAGAAAGAAGATTTAGAGAGGCTTATTTGCAAGTAGGCAGAAGAAATGGAAAAAGTTTCTTATCAGGAGCAGAATCCACAATGTTTAGTACATTATTAGGAAATAAAGATAGGATATTCTGTGCTGCAACAAAGCAAGACCAAGCCAATATTGTATGGGATGAAATAAGAAACTTTATAGAGTCCGACAATGATTTAAGTGAACTTTATAAAATAAAAGAACATGATAGAACTATAAAAAGTTTAGCAACTGGAACTGTTATAAGGTCAATAGGTAGAGATACAAAATCAATGGATGGTTTTGGAAATATTCTAGCCATATGTGATGAGTTACATGCACACCCAAATAATCAGATGTATAAACTGTTACTAGATGGTCAAGCTGATGTTGAGAATGCTTTAACATTGGCTATTACAACAGCAGGATTTAACTTAAATGGATTCTGTTATGAACACTATAAATTTTGTGAAAAGATATTAGAGGGAGTTGTTGAAAAAGAAACTCTTTTTATTTTTATATGTGAAATGGATAAGGATGATGATATATGGGACTGGAAGAACTGGCTTAAATCTAATCCTTATTTTTTATTTGAGGAAGATGGTATAACGCCAAATAAAAAGAAAATAGCTTTATATAGTCAAAAAGCAATAGATGCAAAAGAGAAAGGCGGAGATGAATTAACTAACTTCTTAACAAAGCAATTAAATATGTGGGTAACTGCAAAAGATGGACAATATATTGATTTAAGTAAATTCAAAGAATGTGAAAGTGATTTGACACTTGAAGATATGAAAGAGAAAAGTGCTTATTTAGGTTTTGACCTTTCAAAAGGTGGAGATTTAACAAGTATAGCCTTAGTATTTCCATTAGAAAATAATCAAATATATATTTATAGCCATTCATTTATGCCAGAACTAAGATTATCAGAACATGAAAAAACTGATGATGTTCCATATAGGATATGGGTAAGAGAGGGACTTTTAACATTGACTACTGGAGCATTTGGAATAAAGACTGATTATAAGTTTATTGTTACTCATTTAAAAGAAATAATTGAAAGATATAATATTAAAATTTTAGAGTGTGGGTATGATGCTCACAATGCTGGAAGTTTTTTAAGTGATTTAGATTTTTTAGATTGTGATTTAACAGAAGTTAAACAATCTGCAAAAAGTTTAAATGATGCAACAGTGGATTTTGCTTTATCAGTTAAGGCAACTCAAGTTTTATATGATAAGAGAAATAGTTTATTAAAATGGTCCATTGCTAATGCTACAACTGTTTCAAATAGTTTTGGAGAGATAAAAATTGATAAACAATCTCAAAAAAATAGAATAGATCCTGTTGATGCAATAATAGATGCCTGGAAGATTATGCTAATAAATAAAAAAGAAACAGTAAATAATGATGAAGCTGTTGAAGAATGGCTTGATTTAATCAATAAAAGGAGGTGAGAGAGTGAATATATTTAGAAAATTTTTTAATAAAGGAGAGGAAAAAAAGCAGAAAACAGCAATTAATTCTATGAATTTTGGTGAATTTTTTGGAATAAATGTAAGTTCAGATTTATCAGAAGTAACATATTTTACTTGCTTAAAAGTATTATCTGAGAGTGTTGGGAAGCTATCTTTACACTTAAAAGATAATGATAATAACAAAATATTAAATCATGAGGCATTACAAAAATTGAAATTTTCACCAAATCCATTTATGACTTCAACACCTATGATGACATTAATGGAGATGTGGAGAAACCATCACGGGAATGCTTATGCTTATCTAAGTTATGATAATAGAGGGCATTTAGTAGGTATTTATCCTTTACACCCTCAAAAAGTTAGAATATGGATAGACAATGCAAAAATATTCAGTGGTAAAGAAGATTTATATTATGAATATAACAAAGATGGAAAAATATATCTATTTCAAAAAGATGAGATACTACATTTAAAAGGTGGTTTAAGTAAAGATGGTATTGTAGGTATGTCAGTAAGAGAAACATTGGCTACAACATTAAATGGAGTAAAAGCAAGCCAAAAATACTTAAATAATTTATATGATAGAGGCTTAACTTCAAAGGCAATTTTGAGGTATACTGGTGATTTAAACAAAGAATTACAAAAGAAAATGTTAGAAAAGATAGAAGAATTTATTAGCAGTGAAAGTAATCCAACAGGAATATTACCATTGCCACCTGGAATGGATATAGTTCCATTAGATTTGAAACTAACTGATAGCCAGTTTTTTGAATTAAAAAAATATACAGCTTTACAAATAGCAGCTGCTTTTGGAGTAAAGCCAAATCATTTGAATGATTATGATAAGTCAAGCTATGCAAACTCAGAAATGCAAAACTTGACTTTTTATATTGATACTCTTTTATATATTCTAACGCTCTATGAAGAGGAGTTTAACATAAAACTTCTTACAGAAAATGAAAGATTAAAAGGTCTACATTTTGAATTTAATGTAGCAAGTATTTTAAAAGGGGATCTAAAAACACAAGCTGAATGTTTAACCAAGTATGTTCAAAGTGGAATATACACAATAAATGAAGCTAGAAAAAAGGCAGGACTTACTGCAATAGATGGAGGTGATGTAATTGTAATGAATGGAAGTTATGTGCCATTGGAAAAATTAGGAATAGCTTATGAAAAAGGAGGTGCTAAGAGTGAGTAAAAATAAGTGGTTAGAAATAAAAAATCAAGCAGAAGTTACTGAAATTTATATCAATGGAGATATAGAGAGTGATTCAGAAAATGATGGTTTTTTGGAAGAAGTATGGGGAATAAAAGATACTAACATATACCCCCTGGATATAAAAGATGCTTTAAAAGAAGCCGAAAATAAAGAGGTTCATGTTCATATAAACAGTTTTGGAGGGAATATTTATGCAGGTATAGCAATTTCTAATATGATAAAAAACCATAAAAGTAAAACAATAGCTTATGTTGATGGAATAGCTGCAAGTGCTGCATCTATAATTGCTTTTGGATGTGATGAAATTATTTTACCAAGTAATGCGTATTTAATGATACATAGAGCTTGGGGAAGAGTTTCAGGAAATGCAGGAGAATTAGAAAAGTATATTGAAGTTCTAAATAAACTTGATGAAGGACTTGTTAATGCTTATATGGAAAAAGCTATTGAAGGTGTAACAAGAGAGCAAATATATGATTTTATGAAAGAAGAAAAATGGTTTACTGGGGAAGATGCTCCAGGAGTATTTAATATAAAAACTTCTGAAAAAGTAGAATTTTTGAATTGTATAGAAACAAGAAATAAATTTAAACACATTCCAGAAAGTTTATTAAATAAAAAAAATGTTGAAGAAAAAAATAAAAAAGAACAAGCAAGACTTGATAGATTGAACAAAGAAATTGAGATTGCATTATTAACAGGAGGTATTTAATTATGAAAAAATCAGTAGAATTAAAAAAGGAATTAGAAACACTTAGAAATGAAATTACATCATTAAAAGATAGTGGAAAGATTGAAGAGGCACATGCTAAGTTAAATGGTTTAAAAGATTTAGAAAATAGAATAAAAGAAGCAGAAACAGAGGAGGCTTTAACAGTTATGAATAAAGGTAATAAAACACCATTAGGAACAAAAGAAGAAATGAATGTTAATAGAATTTATAATAGAGTTCTATTAGGAAAATCTATAACAGAAGAAGAAAAACAATTTTTAAATGCAGCTGGAACACCAGGGCAAGTAGAAGCAACAGATGGCAAGGGTGGTTACTTAGTACCAACTGAACAATTTAAACAAATTAAAGAGTTAAGAAGAAGCAAAATAGCATTAAAAGATTATTGTAATGTGTTACCTGTTACATCATTAAAGGGAAGTATGCCTATTGAAACTGGAAGCACAGGGGAATTAATAGCATTTGAAGAATTGAATGAAATCAATAAATCAGATGTTGATTTTGCACAAGTTGCATATAATGTTGCTGACTATGGAGATATTATCCCAATATCAAATACTTTATTAGCTGATGAAAAAGCTAATTTAACTAATTATGTTGGAAAAAGATTTACTAAAAAGGCAATCAATACTGAAAACAAAAAGATAATAGCAATATTGAAAGCATTAAGTCCAAAAGCAGCTGCAGATTATACAGTTATAAATACTGCATTAAATGTAGATTTAGACCCTGCTATTTCTGCGAATGCAATAATTATAACTAACCAAACAGGGTTTAATTTTTTAGATAACTTAACAGATAAACAAGGTAGACCTTTACTAGATACAAATTTACAAAATACAACTCAAAAAATATTTAAAGGTAGAAATATCGTTGTATTGTCTGATGCTTTATTACCAATGAATGTAAAAAAAGCACCTGTATTCGTTGGAGATATGACTGAATTTATAACTTTCTTTGATAGAGAAGGATTAGAATTAGCACTATCTACTGAAGCAGGATTTACTAAAAATGCAACTTATATTAGAGCAATAGAAAGATTTGATGTTAAAAAAGTAGATAGTGATGCTATGGTTTATCTTGAATTAGAAACAAAATAATAGGTGATTGATATGGCAGATATTTTAACTTTGGAAGAAGCTAAAAATTATCTAAGAATTGATTACAATGAAGATGATACATTGTTGCAATCTTTAATGATTGCAGCAATAGATTATCTTAGAGATGCAATAAATGACTTTGATAAAAAAGTAACAAAAGAAAAGTTTATTAAAAGAGCTAAGATTATTATTTGTGTACTAATGCAAGATTGGTATGATAACAGAGAGCAAAAGGAAAGTAAAGATTTAAGTTATACAGCTAGAAGTTTATTAACACAATTACAAGTAGGTGATAACTTTGAATGATATAACTAAGAGATTAAGACACTTTATAGATGTTTATGCTATGGTAGATACAACTAATAATCTTGGAGAAAATGAAAAAAGTCCAGAGTTATTTAAAAAAGCATACTGTGAAATAGTCCCTCTTAATTCAAGTGAAAAGAACGGAGAAGCTGGAACAGAAAGCAATCAACATCAATTCAAATTCATATTTAGAATAAAATCAGTTCCTGGAATAAAAAAGGACTGGTTTTTTATTTATGAGGGATTGAAGTATGAGGTTATATATTTCAACAGAGATTTTAAAGATAATCAGTTCATAGAAGTTTTTTGTGTAAGAAAAGAGGAGTAGAAATGGGAGTTTTTTCAACAAATGATTTAGAAGATCTTGAAAAAGAAGTATTAAGACTTGCTAAAAAATACCCGAAAGAAGCTAAAAAATTCTTACAAAAAGAAGGTAATAAACTAAAAGCTAAAGCTAAAAAGAAAGCAAAATCTAAAGTAAAAGTTAAAACTGGTAATTATTTGAAAGGTTTTAAAAGAGGTAAAGTTTATAAATATAAAGGTGAAGAAGACACAGTTAGAGTTTATAATTCTATGCCTCATGCACATTTGATAGAAAATGGGCATATCGTAAAAGATAAAACTGGGAAAGAACATGGTTTTAAAAAAGGAGAGCATATTTTAGAAGATTCACAGAGAGAGTTTCAAGATGAATTTTTAAAAGCTGCAGATAACTTTATTGATGAAGTTATTAAAAATGGAGGTTTCTAATGATTAAACTAAGTCAGATACTAAAAGCAGTTAATACAAAATTGAAAGAAACATTTCCTAAAATAGAAATTGATAGTAAAGATTTATCTGAAAAATTCAATAGACCTAGTTTTAGAACTGAATTAGATGGTCTTAAAACAAGTGCTTTTATGACAACTTTTAAGGAAAGAAACTTTACAATCAGAATTTATTTTTTTACTACTTTACCTGGTAAAGGAAGAGAAGAAAGATTAAAAATATCTGATGAAATTGAAAATGCTTTTTTAGGCACATTGTGGGTAAATGAAACTTTTGCTATTCCTGTTGATGAAATAGAGTTTGTAGAAACTGAAGATGGAGTATTAATAGCAAGTTTTGATAGTTTAAGTATGGAAGAGATAGAAAATGATATAGATGGCGAAATGATGGAAGAATTAGAGTATCGTTTTGATAAGAAATAGGAGGTTAATATATGGGATTACCTAAAATAGAAATTATTTTTAAGCAATTAGCAGTTACAGCTGTTAAAAGAAGTCAATTAGGTATAGTTGGATTAATAGTAAAAGAATCTACTAAACAATGGGATAGAAAGGTATACAAAAATATTACTGATATAAAAAGTGATGATTATTCTGCTGAAATATTACCATTGATTAAAGATAGCTTTGAATACACTCCAAATAAAGTGGTTGTATTCAATGTTAAAGATGGAACATTATCTGACACATTAAAAAAAGTTGCACAAGAAAGAATTAACTGGCTAGGGTTAGCTTATGATGGGAAAGATGGAGATACTGCAACTCTTGTTTCTTGGATAAAGTCAGTAAGAAAAGCAGGGAAAACTTATAAAGCTGTTGTATTTAAGGCTACTAAACCAGATAACAAAGGCATAGTAAACTTAATGAATGACAAGGTTACATTTGTAGATAATAGAGGAGAAGTTGAAGGTTGGCAATATGTACCAACAATTCTAGGAATGTTAGCAGGGTTACCAATGACTAGATCTGCTACTAGCTTTTTATGTGGGAATTTAAAGGAAGTTTCTATATTTGATGAAATAGATGATGTTATTGATAAAGGTGGTTTCTGTTTGTATAAAGATGAAGGAGATATAAGAGTTGCTAGAGCATGTACATCTTTAGAAGAAATTACACAAGATGAAACTGAAGATATGAAAGACATTATCATAATTGAATCTATGGACTTAATGAGAGATGATATTTACTCAACATTCAAAAAATGGATAGGTAAGTATAAAAACAAATATGATAATCAAGTTTTATTCTTTACTGCAATTAATGCTTATTTCAAAGAATTAGAGAAAGAGGATATTTTGGATAAAGAATATGATAACTATTCAGAAGTTGATGTTGAAGCACAAAGATTAGCATGGCTTGGAGTAGGTAAAAAAGAAGTGGAAGAATGGGATGATGAAAAAGTTAAAAAGACTGCATTTAAGAAAAAAGTATTTATGAAAGCTAAAATTAAGATATTAAATGCTGTTGAGGACTTTAAGTTTACAATTAATATGTTCTAAAAGGAGGACAGTTAGATGGCTAATAAAATGGATAAAAATAAAATTTTAAGAGGTTCATTTGGTGCTGTATGGCTAGATGGAGAAGAATTAGGTTCTGTAAAATCTTTTGAGGCTAAGGTTACATTAGAATATGAAGATGTGGATATTATGGGAGAACTAGGAAAGTCAAAAAGATATATGGGCTTTACTGGTGAGGGAACTATGACATTACATAAGATAGACTCTACTATTGGAAAGTTACTGGCTGATGGTATAAGAAATGGTAATATGCCTGATTTTAAAATAGTTGCAAAACTAGATGATCCAACAGCTTATGGAGCAGAAAGAGTTGAATTAACAGGTGTAACAATTAGTGAATTAATGGCATTAAAATTTGAAAATAAAGCTTTAAGAGAGGAAGAAGTTCCTTTTAGTTTTTCACATTTTAGATATATAGATATGATATAGGAGGATATAAAAATGGCTAAAAATATAACATTAGAAATATTAATTGCAAAGAAACAACAATCAGAAAATGATAAAATGAAAGTGGTGCTATTTAATTCAGAAGTATTAGGTGGAACAATAGAAGTTGTAAAACATAAAGCAAGAGATGTAATAAAAATTATGGATAGTACAGAAGAAAAAACAACAGAAGCAGCTTACAAAGCTAACTGTAAATTAATCTATAAACATTGTCCTATTTTACATGATAAAGAATTGCAAAAGACTTATGAAGTAGCACAACCTTATGAAATTGTAATACCTGTATTTGATGAAAATTTAGGGGAAATAAACAAGCTATCTAACTTTATTCTAAACCTTTATGGATTAGGTGAAGAATCTGATAAAGCTAGTAAAGTCTTAGAAGAAGAGATTGAAGATATAAAAAACTAATATTAGAGGATGCCGATATGGCATTCCTCTCTTTTTATACTTTAAAAGGCTTTTCTATGAAGTATCTATTGAGTTTATCATATGAAGAAAAGTTATTTATGATGGCTACAATGGATCTTGAAATTGAAAGAATGAATAAATCAGGTACTTAGTATAAAAAGCTAAGTACCTTTTATCTTTTAAGAAAGGAGGTTTAAATGGCAAAAACTATTGGTGTATTACTAAGTTTAAAAGACCAGTTTACAACACCATTACAGAAAGCAACTAAGAGTGTTAAGAATATGGATAGACAACTTGAAAAAGCTGGAAACCAAATAAAAGCTTTTGGTAATAG